CCACCCCGCCCAAAGTCCTATTCACACTTGCAAAAATATTCAATAAAATCAACGCACTGCCGACAAAAAGTTCTATTCATCAAACCCACCCCCATCAATTCAAATCAGACCCATCAAAAATTTTGTAAAAAATCCTGTACACTGCAGCCATCGCCCTACTACGGGTCGCGGAAGAATCAATGCAGCAGCCAGTTATCGACACTGACATCCCTTATGCGCCATACCCTCCTACGTTCGAGGATTTGCAGCTACGGATAAATGCAGCCTTCAATTCCATTGCAGAACTGACCGACGAGATCGAAGTCAGCGACGAAGACATAGCGCTAGCCCGGACTATATTCACGGGTACTCAGGCTCCCACGGCCACAACGCTGTCTTCCCCCGGCACGGTCGTGCATCTCAAAGCAATTCTGGACGAGTACGACAAGGTAGTCATTCAATCTGCCGCTCAACTGCGTACATACGTCACCAATAAGCTGATCGTAGACTCTGCCAATCCAGATCCACGGGTACGCCTCAAGTGCTACGAGCTGCTGGGCAAGATTTCCGACGTGGGCTTGTTCACTGACAAGACTGAGATCACTATGCGGCACCGGCCAACGGAAGAGTTGGAGCAACTGCTGCGCGAGCGGCTCATGAAAACGCTCGACGCGGATCAAAACGATATTCTGCCTGCGCCTGCAGACATCACGGACGTATAAGTGACCGCAGAACTCGAAGTTGAACGCCTGCTGGCGAACATCAAGACCATGACCCATGAGGAAATGGCTGCCACGATGTCGTTGATGGACGAATTGGACTCCCGAAAGCGCATGAGGCTCGCGCAAACAGACTTTCTTGCGTTTATTGCGGCTGTAGACCCAGCGTACAAGTTCGGAGTCCACTTAAAACGGCTCGGAGCCCTGCTTATGCAGGTCGAAGATGGCATGAAAGACCGTATTGCGGTCAGTATGGCCCCCCGGTTCGGTAAATCGCAGATGATTTCCATCTATTACCCCGCTTGGTACCTCGGAAAGCATCCAGATCACAAGCTGATTGTGGCTTCGCACACGGTTGACCTTGCCGTTGACATGGCGCGTAAGGTACGGAACTTGATGCAGACCGCGGAGTACAAAGCGATATTCCCCGGGGTGCAGATTGCAGCCGATGCGAAAGCTGCTGGTAAATGGAACACAACCAAGGGCGGTGAGGTATATGCTACGGGTGTCGGCGGNGCTTTGGCAGGCCGTGGTGCGCACTTAATTGTGGTTGACGATCCGATTTCTGAGCAGGACATTAAGTCTGGCAATACAACTAGCCTCGACGGGATCTACGAATGGTTCCGCTCTGGCCTGCGAACTCGGCTTATGCCTGCGGGAAAAATAGCGGTGCTTCACTGCATGACTGGGGATACCCGCGTTACGCTTGCTAGCGGCACAGACAAGCTCCTCAAAGACGTTCGCCCCGGGGATATGGTCGCAAGCTACGACAACGGCACAATCCGTCCGGCTAAGGTTCTTGGGTGGGCAAACCAAGGGTTAGATCGTATTTATTCAATAGCCTTGAAGTCTGGTGTTATAATTCGTGGCAATGAGAGGCATCCGTTTCTCGTAGACCTAGAAGGCACTCAGACATGGACAAAGATAAAAGACTTGAAAGCCGGAATGCAGGTGGTTTGTGCAATGAGGTCGGCTGCGACCAGCCCCTGTATTCCCGAGGTAAGTGCAAGTACCACTACCACAAAGCTCGCCGAGAAGCTCCAGAAACGCTTACCCCAACTGGCTGGGGTAAATGGCGGGGAAAGACTTGCAATACCGAAGGGTGTGACGCTCCTGCATATGCCAAAGGGATGTGTGTTTCCTGCAACAATAAGTCCATATATGAGCAGCGTAAGCTCGAAGGCACTCATTACTGCCCAAAAACACGGAGTAATTCACACCTCAAAGCACAGTATGGGATCACTGGCCCTGAGTACGACCACATGCTTGCAACTCAGAACGGCTTGTGCGCAATTTGTAGCGAACCTTCGCACAGCGGGAATACGCCCGCTACTTGGACAGTACGCCCGCTCGCTGTTGATCATTGCCACACGACTGGCAAAGTCCGGTCACTGCTCTGCAACTCCTGCAATCTCATCCTCAAAGAGCGGAACACAGCCGAGCTACTCCGCAAAGCCATTGAGTACCTTGAGCATCACGCTCGACGAGATAGTCTCGATAACCCCTGACGGGGAAGAAGACGTATTTGACATTCAGGTCGAAGGCACCGAGAATTTCTTAGCCAACGGCGTGGTGAGCCATAACACCCGATGGCACCAGCGGGACTTGATTGGCCGTCTGATTAAAGACGGTTCCATGAATGAGGACGGCGACCAGTACGAGATTTTTGAGTTTCCTGCGATCTTAGAAACTCCGAACCCGAAGTCCAGCCCCGACCATGAAGAGTATTCCCCTGAAGAAACCGCATTCACGCTGAAGTCACTTTGGCCTGCCCAGTGGTCGCTCGAATCGCTCCTGCGGACAAAAGCCAGTATGCCTGCGTGGCAGTGGAACGCACAGTACCAACAGAACCCGACGGCGCAAGAGTCTGCGATCATCAAGAAGACCGACATTCAGTGGTGGACAAAGGAAGATCCCCCACGAGTGGACTTTATCGTGCAGGCGTACGACACTGCTCTTACTACCAATACTCGCTCCGACTACTCTGTGTGCGTTACGTTCGGTGTGTGGAAGAACGAGGACGGGTTTGACAATGTGATCTGCCTGAACTGCGTGCGCGGCAAGTGGGAGTTCCCGGAGCTGAAAGCGATGGCGCTGCAGCAAGCCCTTGAGTGGGAGCCAGACGCCATCATCGTGGAGGCAAAGGCCAGTGGTCAGCCACTCATCGACGAGATGCGCAGGTCAGGTCTGTTCGTGCAGGACTACAGCCCCGGTAAAGGCCAAGACAAGATCGCTCGGGTCAATTCCATCAGCGACATGTTCTCTAACCAGCAGGTGTGGTTCCCCGAGATGCGTTGGGCCACTGAGGTTGTAGATGAGATACTGGCGTTCCCGTCCGGCGAGCATGATGACCAGATGGACGCTGTGTCACTTGCGCTGATCCGTATTCGTAAGGGTGGGCTATTGCGGCTTAACTCGGACATCGAAGATAATGACGACATCGGCGCGACTCAGCGCAAAGCATACTATTAAGGCTACTCATGGCAACAAACATCGACAAAGCACTTTATCAGCAGCCGCAGGGTATTGACTCCCTCGCTGAAGCCGAGGCACCGCTGGAGATTGAGATCATCGACCCCGAAGAAGTAAACATCCACGCGGGTGACTTGGATATCAGTATCCAGCCTGCGGAAGATGACGAGTTCAATCTGAACTTGGCCGAGGACATGACCGGCGCTGCGCTTGAGTCGATGGCTGGTGATCTGGCTGACGATATTTCCAACGACAAGGCATCCCGCAAAGAATGGGAGAAGACCTACGTTGACGGCCTCAAGCTGCTGGGCCTCCAGTATGAAGAGCGGACTGAACCTTGGAACGGTGCCTCGGGTGTGTTCCACCCCATGATTACGGAAGCTGTTGTCCGGTTCCAGTCCGAGACAATTACAGAGACGTTCCCCGCNGCAGGCCCAGTGCGCACCAAGATCATCGGCAAAGAGACGCCGCAGAAAATGGAAGCGTCCAAGCGCGTTGCCGCGGACATGAACTACCAGTTGACCGACGTGATGAAGGAGTTCCGCCCGGAGCATGAACGTATGCTGTGGAGCTTGCCTGCTGCGGGTTCCGCGTTCAAGAAGGTGTACTTCGACCCGAACATGGGCCGCCAAGTGTCTATGTTCCTGCCCGCNGAAGACATCATCCTGCCNTACGGCACGACGGATATGGACACCTGCTACCGCATAACCCACGTTATGCGTAAGACAAAGAACGAAATCATCAAGCTGCAGCGGGCTGGGTTCTACTTGGACATTGAACTGCCAGATCCAACCCGCGAGCAAACGGACATTGAGAAGGCCAAGGACAAGGAAACCGGCTTTAGTGACTTGAACGACGAGCGCTATGTGTTGATGGAATGCCACGTTGACTTGGACTTGCCGGGCTACGAGGACTTGGACGACGACGGTGAGATGACGGGTATCGCACTTCCCTACGTAGTAACCCTAATCAAAGGAACCAACGATGTCCTGTCCATCCGACGCAACTGGAAACAAGGCGACGACCTGCGACTCAAGCGCCAACACTTCGTACACTACCAGTACATCCCCGGCTTCGGTGCGTATGGGTTCGGGCTATTTCACCTCATCGGTGGATTCGCAAAGTCCGCCACCTCCATCATGCGTCAACTCGTTGATGCCGGTACTCTGTCTAACCTCCCCGGCGGTCTTAAGTCACGGGGACTTCGGATTAAGGGTGANGACACNCCNATNGCNCCGGGCGAGTTCCGTGACGTAGATGTCAGCTCGGGTACGCTGCGCGACAGCATCCTGCCCCTGCCGTACAAAGAGCCATCACAGGTTCTGTTCCAGTTGCTCGGTACGATCGTAGAAGAAGGCCGCCGCTTCGCAGCTACCGCGGATATGAAGGTTGCCGACATGTCGGCTAACGCCCCGGTCGGTACAACTCTGGCCCTGTTGGAACGCCAGCTCAAGGTCATGTCCGCTGTCCAAGCGCGACTGCACTACAGCTTCAAGCAAGAGCTTCACCTGCTGGCTGGCCTGATCCGGGACTACACAGACGAAGCCTACGACTACGAGCCAGACAACGGTACACGCCGTGCCAAGGTCGAAGACTACGCCCACGTTGACATCATCCCAGTGTCCGATCCCAACGCAGCCACGATGAGCCAGCGCGTCGTTCAGTACCAAGCCGTCATCCAGATGGCGCAGATGGCTCCGACAATTTACGACCAGCCGTACCTGCATCGCCAGATGCTTGAAGTCTTGGGTATCAAGAACGCTGAAAAGCTCGTGCCCCTGCCCGATGACCAGAAGCCGAAAGACCCGGTGACTGAGAACATGGACATCCTGAAGGCTGCACCCGTTAAAGCGTTCTTCTACCAAGACCATGAGTCGCACATCAAGGTGCATACCTCGGCTATGCAAGATCCGATCATTGCGCAGCTCATCGGCCAGAACCCGAACGCCCCGAAGATCATGGGCGCAATGCAAGCTCACATCGCAGAGCACGTCGGCTACGCCTACCGTCAGAAGATCGAGCAGCAGTTGGGTATGCCGTTGCCACCAGAAGACGAGAAGTTGCCGCCAGAGCTTGAGTTGGCCCTGTCCGGAATGATGGCACAAGCCGCTCAGCAGGTTCTTCAGCAGAGCCAAGGCCAAGCTGCCCAGCAGAAGGCGCAGCAACAGCAGCAAGACCCGATGGTTCAGCTCCAGCAGCAAGAAATGCAGATCAAGCAAGGCGAGCTGAAAATCAAGCAAGACGAACTGGCGCTCAAGCAAAAGGAAGTGGACATCAAGGAACGCCAGATGGTCGCAGAAACCGCTGCCAAGGCCGACACGCACGCACTCAAGGAAGAAGAACTTTCTGCCAAGATGCAGCTAGAAGGACTCAAAACTGGGTCGAAAATCAAGACCGATGAGGCACGCCTCAACGCGGAGCAGGAACGGGCCGGTGTCCAGATGGGCATCGACATCGCAAAGGGCCGAGCTGAACAAGCTCGAAATGTAGGCAAACCAAAGTAAAGGCAAATAGCACTAGATGATTCAAGACTTCGTACGCGTAGTACGTGAACAACTACGCACCGATATGAACAACTACACAGATGACCTAGCCCGTGGTGTCTGTACGTCGTTCGACCAATATCAAAAACTCTGCGGGACTATTCAGGGTCTAGCCATCGCCGAGCGTTACTTAATCGACCTTGCTAAGAAAGTGGAAGAATCAGATGAGTGAACTTAACCTTGAACCGGGCAGCTTCGCCCTTCCCGAAGCAATTCAATCCGCTGATGCTCCGGCACCAGAGGCAACCTCTGAGGAAAAGGCACGCCAACTGCCTGACCCCGTGGGATACAAAATTCTTTGCGCGGTGCCAACCGTAACTGATACGTTTGAGAACTCCTCGATCGTTAAAGCCGGTGCGTTCATGAAGCAGGAAGAGCACGCCACAACCGTGTTGTTCGTCATGAAGGTCGGCCCAGATGCGTACGCAGACAAAGCCAAGTTTCCGAACGGCCCTTGGTGCAAAGAAGGCGACTTCGTTCTTGTACGTACGTACTCGGGCACGCGCTTCAAAGTCTACGGCAAAGAGTTCCGCAGTATTAATGACGACATGGTTGAGATGACCGTGCAAGACCCGCGTGGCGTCACACGCGCTTAAGGAGATATATGGCAACTTACAAATTTCCCGACGAGGCTGGTGATGTGCCAGAAGTTGATGTTGTTATTACGCAACAGGACGAAGAAAGCAAAGACGACGACTTTGAAGTAGAAGTAGTCGATGACGTTCCCGAAAAAGACCGAGGCCGCAAGGCGCTTGAACGCGAAGTTGTCGATCCAACTGATGCGGAAATCGAGAACTACACCAAAGGTGCCCAAGAGCGTATCAAGGAGCTTACTCATGCTCGCCATGACGAACGCCGCGCTAAAGAAGCCCTGCAACGCGAGAAGCAAGAGTATGAGCGCCTCGCTCAGCACATGCACGAGGAAAACAAACGCCTCAAGCAGTATGTAGACAGCGGCACGCAGCAGTACAGTGAAATGGCTAAGTCGTCTGCCGAGACGGAACTGGCTAATGCACGACGCGACTACAAGGCAGCCTACGAAGCTGGCGACTCTGACGCACTGGTTACGGCCCAAGAAGCCTTGACTGATGCCAAGATGAAAGTCTCTGCCGCAAAGAATTTTCGACCTGCCCCTGTACAACAGGAAGAAAATGTTGTACAAACGAGACAACCTGCACCCGCATCTGTGCAACCGGACGAAAAAACCTTGCGCTGGCAAGCTAAAAACCAGTGGTTCGGAGCTAGCGGGTTCGAGGACGTTTCCAGCTTCGCACTAGGGCTGCACCAAAATCTAGTCAACAACGGGGTTGACCCGCGCAGTGATGAATATTTCGAGCGAATTGACGCTCGCATGAAAGCCAAGTTTCCCGAAGTCTTCGGTGAAACTCAGGAAAAGCCTAGGGCCGGTGAATCAAAGCGGCCAGCGTCAGTAGTTGCCTCTGCGGCTCGTTCCTCCGGGACGAAGAAAATCCAACTGACAACAACGCAAGTTGCGTTGGCACGGAAGTATGGACTAACCCCGCAGCAGTATGCTGCTGAAGTTGCAAAATTGGAGCGTCAAAATGGCTGAGATTAATCGTACCCCCCGTGACTTAACTTCACGCGATAAAACTGCACGAGCTGTGTATGTCCCGCCTAGTAACCTGCCCGACCCAACGCCGGACGCAGGGAGTGTGTATCGCTGGATTGCGACTCATATTCTCGGTCAAGCGAACCCAACCAANGTGTCNCAAAAGATGCGNGAAGGCTGGGAGCCGGTAAAGGCAGTTGACCACCCGGANCTGATGCTGACTGGAAGTGCTGGAACAGGTAACGTCGAGATTGGTGGCCTCATGCTTTGCAAGATGCCCCGTGACTTGGCTCAATCCCGTGACGAGTACTACAACAAGCAGTCTCAGAACCAGATGGACTCGGTGGACAACAGTTTCATGCGAAATAGTGATCCTAGGATGCCTCTGTTTGCGGAACGCAAGTCCACAACCAGTCGCGGATCAGGTTTTGGTTCAGGTTCTAAATAAAGGAGTGCCTCATGGCATCAACTGCATCCCCCTACGGCCTTAAGGCCGTGAATCAACTGGGTGGTCTGCCTTACGCGGGCAGCACACGTCAGTTTTTGATTAACCCAGCAGGCTACGCTGTTAATACTTTTCAACGGTTCTATCGTTGCAATTAACGCCGACGGCTATCTGGAAACTCGTCACTACNANTGGTATTGCGGCTACTCCATTCCCAGCAGGCACAATCGGCGTTTTCGTCGGCTGCTCCTACGTGAATGCTCAGGGTCAAGTGATCTACGCTCACGTACTACCCCGCAGGTACGACTGGTGTTGTCACGGCTTACGTCATTGATGATGACCGCGCTGTGTTCCAAGTTCAGTCCGTCGGCACCGTTGCACAAAATGCTCTGGGCGCTAACGTGTACTTGAATGCGGTTCAATCTACCTCCACCGGCAGCACAACTACTGGCAACTCCAACTCGGCAATCATCGTCGGCTCTTCTGCCGCTGCGACTACCGGCTGGGCGCTTCGTATCGTTGGCTTCCCGAATATGGTTGGCTTCTCGGTTGTTGGCGATGCCTTCACCGATGTGCTGGTCAAGTTCAATCCAGTGGCACATTCGTATTCCAACCCCGCTGGTATCTAAGGAGCTAGATCATGGCAATTTCACGCGCACAACTACTTAAAGAACTGCTCCCCGGCCTGAACGCATTGTTCGGTCTGGAATACAAGCGCTACGGCGAAGAGCATAAAGAAATGTACGAAACCGAGAAATCGGAACGTTCGTTTGAAGAAGAAACCAAGCTGTCCGGCTTCGGTGCTGCACCAGTGAAGAACGAGGGCCAAGCCATTGCTTATGACAATGCGCAAGAAGCCTTCACTTCGCGTTACAGCCACGAGACTATCGCTTTGGGCTTCTCGATCACTGAAGAAGCGGTCGAAGATAACTTGTACGACAGTCTGTCGGCTCGTTACACCAAAGGTCTGGCTCGCGCTATGGCCTACACCAAGCAGGTCAAAGCTGCCGCAGTCGTGAACAACGGCTTCAGCGGTTCTTTCCTCGGCGGTGATGGTGTTTCGTTGTTCGGTGTCAGCTCTGGCGGCAGCCGCGTAGGTCACCCGCTTGTTGGCGGTGGCGTTAACTACAACAGCCCGACCACTGGTACTGACTTGAACGAAACCTCGTTGGAAAATGCTGTGATTCAAATCGCTGCATGGACTGATGAGCGCGGTCTGTTGATTGCCGCCAAGCCGCGCAAGATGATTATTCCGCCATCACTGCAGTTCGTTGCTACTCGTCTGTTGGAAACCAGCCTCCGCGTTGGTACTACCGATAACGACATCAACGCTCTGAAGAACAACGGTTCAATCCCTGAAGGCTACGCTGTCAATCACTTCTTGACCGACAACAACGCTTGGTTCCTCTGCACTGACGTGCCTAACGGCCTGAAGCACTTCGAGCGTATGCCTTTGACCAACTCGATGGACGGGGATTTTGAGACCGGGAATGTAAGATACAAAAGTCGTGAGCGGTACGCGTTTGGATTTTCCGATCCGCTCGGAATGTGGGGCTCGTCGGGTTCGTCTTGAGCCGCAAGCCGCATCTAGCCTAGCTAGTATGCTATAGAAAGGGAGCTTCGGCTCCCTTTTTACGTTTGTGTTTGCTCTAAAGACTGGAAGTGGTATACTACGACCACAACATAATCTTTAGGAGCTTTATGGCAGTCATCTACCAAATCACAAACATGGCAAATGGCAAGTACTACATTGGGAGTTCTGAATCGTTCGCACGCCGCGAGTGGCAGCATAAATACGCCCTAAAGCGAAACGCGCACAAGAACCCTCGGCTGCAAGCCGCATGGAACAAATATGGTGCCGATGCTTTCGTGTTCGAGATCCTTGAGGAAATTTTGGACGCTAGTACGCAGCTACAGGTGGAGGACACGTACTTGCGACAGCACGTAGGCAAGCCTGAGTGTTACAACATAAATGCCCATGCCGAGTTATCGCGCCTCGGTATGAAACTAACAGCAGCGAGTAAGGCCAAGATATCCGCGAGCCGGTTAGGAAAAGCTGCAGGCGAAAACCACTACAGGTATGGACAGACTGTTTCCCCCGAAGTACGCGCCAAGATCGGAGACACCCAACGTGGTGTAGCCAAAGGCCCACGTACATTCACCCCAGATGGCCTAGAACGGGCGAGGGCGAACATGAAGCGCAATGCAGTAGTGCAGGTAGTAAAAGGCTTTGATAGCGTACTGGCGAAGTTCCCCGCCGAGATACAAGAGCGCTATGACTTCAGCAATGCTGTGTATGTTGGCGCGCTAATCCGAATCACAGGCATTGTCTGCAAGCAGCACGGGATATTTACGCAGTACTCCGCACAGCTTAGGAAAGGTAGTGGGTGCCCCGACTGTGGCGCGGTACTCCGGGCAGCATCAAAAAGCGCACAGATGGTCAGCGCATGGGGCGATACTGACCAGCGTGCAGAAATGCTAGCAGCAAGAAAGAAACCCGTTGCACTCCCAACAACCACTGTGGTATAAATACAGCACTCCGGGACTTCCGGTGTATCAAACTGGCTCCCGGCCAGACGACATGCAGATTGATACGCCTAACTTGCATGTAGGGAAAAATCATGGCAGCTTCAACATTCTCCGGCCCAGTTCGCTCAGAAAACGGCTTTCAGTCCGTCGCTAAAAACGCAACTACGGGTGCAATTACCGTCACAGCCACATTGGGCGCAGCTACGTCAGTGACTACCCTCACAGCTTCGGGCGCTGTAATCTTCTCGGGCCTGCCTGTTGCCGATCCATTGGTTGCTGGTCAACTCTGGTCTGATGTGGGCGTACTGACGGTCTCCGCAGGTTAATTAGGGGCGCATCATGAGTATGCAAACCGACGTAAAAGCCATATCTCTGGCGGCATCCGGCGCAGTTACTGACGCACGAACTCGCGTTCGTAGCTTGGTTATTGAGCCCGGTGCATCTGCTGGTAGTGTTGTCATCAAAGACGGCGGCACGAGCGGCACCACGCTGTTCACCATCAACACCACGGCTAACGGTGAGACCTTCAACGTCTTGATTCCGGCCCAAGGCGTTCTATGCTTAACGAGCGCATACGCAACGCTGACAAACGCCAAGGCGACAGTGTTTTATGGCTAAGACACCTGCATGGACACGCAAAGAAGGCAAGTCAGAGAAGGGCGGCCTGAACGCGAAGGGCCGAGCCTCTGCCAAAGCGCAAGGCATGAATTTGAAACCGCCCCAGCCCGAAGGTGGTTCCCGCAAAGACTCCTTCTGCGCCAGAATGACGGGCATGAAGAAGAAGCTGACGAGTGCCAAGACAGCCAAAGACCCGGATAGCCGTATCAACAAATCGCTTAAAGCATGGAAGTGTTGAGATGACTACTCCCGAAATTCACACCGCTAGGGAACTAGCTACGCACAGTGCAGACATTAAGCACATGCAAGCTGACATGGATCAGATGGTTAACGCCATGAAAGACATGAACGCCACACTTGTTAGCATAAATACGACGCTCTCTGAGGCCAAAGGTGGCTGGCGAATGTTTATGCTGTTTGGCAGTTTAGGTGGAGTCGCAGGCTCAATATTGACGTATCTTGCAAGTTGGTTTCCGGGGAAGTAAAATGCCCTCGACCAGTTCTAAGCAGCATAAATTCATGGAAGCGGTAGCACATTCGCCATCGTTCGCCAAGAAAGCAGGCGTTCCACAGTCCGTGGGGCAAGACTTCAGCAAGGCCGACAAAGGCCGCAAATTTTCAAAAGGTGGCGACATGGCTTCAAAAATGAATCCCGGCTTCATGGCAATGATGGCTAAGAAAAAAGGCGCTGACGCACCTGCCAAGGGCAAAGACGCTCTGGCTAAGCACGCTGCCAAACCCGCATCCAAAGCGCACGCGGGCCTCAAAGCCGGTGGCATGACTAAGATGGCTAAGGGCGGCGGTATCGAGACCAAGGGCAAAACCAAAGGTCGGATGGTATGAGGCCCAGCCGTGGCATGGGGGACATCAACCCCAGCAAAATGCCAAAGGCCAAGACGATCACCCGCAAGGATGATCCGAACAAAGTCTCCGTGTACGCCGAGGGCGGCAAGGTCAACGCCGCAGGTAATTACACCAAGCCTAGTCTTCGCAAGAAGATCGTGAGCCAAGTCAAATCTGCTGCAACGCAGGGCACTGGCGCTGGACTTTGGTCAGCCAGAAAAGCACAGCTTGTTGCAAAGAAATACAAAGCCGCTGGCGGCGGGTATCGAGACTGACGTGAAAGCACCGCAGAAATCGCTCAAAGATTGGACAGCGGCCAAATGGCGCACCAAGTCGGGTAAACCCTCATCAAAAACGGGGGAGCGGTATTTGCCCGAAAAGGCGATAAAATCGTTGAGCCCCGCTGAGTATGCGGCAACCACAAAGGCAAAGCGTGCGGGCAAGGCAGCAGGAAAACAGTTTGTAGCGCAGCCCAAACGTATTGCAAAGAAAACAGCAGGGTTTAGATAATGGCAACATCCGGTACAGCAGCGTTCAATCTTGACCTAGTAGAACTGGTCGAGGAAGCGTTCGAGCGGTGCGGTGCAGAGTTGCGTACGGGCTATGACCTGAAGACTGCGCGTCGGTCGCTGAACCTGCTATTCGCTGACTGGGCAAACCGCGGCGTGAATATGTGGACATTCGAGCAGGGCTCGATTACGTTGATCCCCGGCCAAGCTACCTACGACCTCCCTGCAGACACCGTTGACCTCTTGGAGCACGTCATTCGCACGGGCGCAGGCAACGCGTCTACACAGGCTGATCTGACCATCACACGTATTAGCGTCTCCACGTACGCTACGCTGCCAAACAAGCTGACCCAAGCCCGCCCTATTCAGGTGTGGATTGAACGCCTGCAGCCCGCTCCGCGGATTACCGTATGGCCTGTACCCGATGCTAGTCAAGCGTATACATTCGTATACTGGCGTATGAAGCGTATAGATGATGCGGGCGATGGCGTTAACACGATGGCGGTTCCGTTCCGGTTTATCCCCTGCATGGTTGCAGGCTTGGCATACTACTTGGCGATGAAAGTCCCCGGTGGCCTAGAGCGCCTCATGGTACTGAAAGATCAATACGACTCTGCGTGGCAGTTAGCGGCAGACGAAGACCGTGAGAAGGCCGCAGTTCGTTTTGTGCCACGGCAGATGTTTATCTAAGTCATGGGAAATAGATTCGCCTCCGGCAAACATAGCATTGCAGAATGCGATCGCTGCTCGTTCCGATTTAAGCTGTCGGAGCTGCGCTCGGAAGTGGTCAAGGGCGTACGAATCAACAATTTAGTGTGCCGTCAGTGCTGGACGCCGGATCAGCCGCAGTTGATGCTCGGTACATTTCCGGTGGACGACCCACAGGGCGTTAGAAACCCAAGACCAGACCGCAGTTATGTGACTTCTGGCCCTGCAGCAGATGGATATCTCAGCGGTGGTAGCAGAATAATTTCGTGGGGGTGGGCACCGGTCGGAGGCTCTAGATTCTTCGATGCGGCATTAACTCCCAATCCATTGGCGTTAAGTGTGATAATTGGCACAGTGACGGTGCAAACAACGTAAGGAGCCATCATGGCATTTAAATCAGCAGCAGACGGAATTGCCCACAAAGGCAAGACAAAAGGCAAGAACCTCGGCGATAGCGGCGCACATCTCCCCGTCCAAAAAGGCGGCAAGGGCGGCAAGGGCGGCAAGGGCGGCAAGACCAACGACGAGATGAAAACGCTTGGCCGCGGTATGGCTAAAGTTGCAAACCAGATGCGAGGTTAATCATGGCTACAAAGAACAATCTCCCAGCGTCTGCATACGCTAAGCCGCACACTATGTCGGGTAAAGCCGTCACTATGGAAGCTAATCCGGGCAAGATGCCAAATCGCAGCAAGCTCGACACGGTTGACGCAACGGTGGGCAACATTAGCAAATCTGCTGGCAACGAGACTACCAAGACTTCAGGTACCGTGACTCGCGGGAACGGCTGCGCCGTCAAAGGCATCACCGCTCGCGGCCCGATGGCATAACTAGGGTTTACCCTTGAACTACTCCGAACTTACTGCGGCGATTCAGAGCTACTCTGAGAATCAGTTCCCGGATACATATCTGGCGGACGGCTCTATTGTGTCTAGTAAGACCCAGATTGACTTGCTGATCGAGCAGGCGGAGCAGCGCATCTATAACTCGGTGCAGTTTGCAGCGCTTCGCAAGAACGTCACGGGCAGTATCACTTCGACCAATAAGTACTTGGCGTGCCCGGATGACTTCTTGGCTACGTACTCGCTGGCAGTGGTCGATATGGATGGCCGGTATGAGTACCTGCTGAACAAAGACGTGAACTTCATCCGTCAGGCGTACCCAACGCCGACATCGACAGGGATTCCGAAGTACTACGCACTGTTCGGCCCACGGTTTACAGCCAGTAAAGAGTTGAGCTTCATTCTCGGCCCCACGCCCGACGCTGCGTACACTGCAGAATTGCACTATTTCTTTTATCCTGAGTCAATCGTCACCGCAAATACGACATGGCTTGGAGATAATTTTGATTCGGTACTCCTCTATGGAGCCCTCGTAGAAGCTATGACGTACATGAAGGGCGAAGCCGATATGGTCACGCTCTACAACACCAAGTTCAACGAAGCACTGGCTCTTGCCAAACGCCTTGGCGACGGGATGGAGCGTGGGGACAGTTATAGAAATGGTCAAGTACGACTTAAGGTGACCTAACATGAGCTTTACTGGCAACTTTGCCTGCGACGTATTCAAAACGGGTATGGTCAGCGGGCAGTTCAACTTCAACACGGGCACTACTGACGTGTACAAGATTGCGTTGTATACAAACAACGCTTCGTTCAATGCGGATACTCCGGGGTACACGAGTGCCAATGAGGTCGTGGCTGTGAACTACACAGCGGGCGGCAATGTGCTGGTGATTAACCAAGTCCCGACTACGGGCGGCACAGACACCGCGTACTTCTCATTTGCTGATTCCACATGGAACCCGGTAACACTGGTCACTCGCGGGGCTTTGATCTATAAGTTTGACGGCGTGACTAACCCTGCAGTCTGCGTGTTGGACTTCGGTTCGGACAAAGCCACGACGGGCGGCATTTTTACAGTTATCTTCCCGACTGCAGCTAGCACGTCGGCCATCATTCGCATTAGCTAAGAGGTATCTATGAACTCCGACAAAACACAAGCCACTGAGTCCTGCGATGCAGGTTTGACCGCCCGCACCGCTACGGCTGAAGATGTTAAAGCTACGGGTTCCTACTCGGTTGAGTGCTTTGATGTCAGCGGCAAGCTGAAATGGGCCGACAAGTTTGACAATCTGGTCACTACGGTCGGTAAGAACTTCATGCTGGATACCACGTTTGCTGGTTCTACGTACACGGCTGGCTGGTTCTTGGGTCTGGTCACTGGCCCCGGCGCAGGTAATACGTACGCAGCGGCCAACACAATGGCTACGCACGCTGGGTGGTCTGAGAGTGTTGCGTACAGCAACGCAACACGGATTCCGGCAGTTTGGAATGCTGCGTCGGCGGGTTCAAAGAGTACTCTGGCTGCGGTGTTTAGCATCAACGCAACGGCTACGATTGCGGGTTCGTTC